GCACCGTGCAAGTCAAAGACGGAGTGGCGGGGCCGATTGTTTGGGAAGCGGAAGTCACCGATGCCTCTGCCAGCTACCAGTTTCAGCCGGCTCTTTCTTCTTCGGACGGAAATGGCATGGACGTGGTGGTGGGAACGTGCGGTGTGGGCGTGATCTCTACGCTCTCAATGGTTGGCAGCCAGTTCGATTGAGCGAACCCGATGGCCTATTCCACCCAAGCCGACCTGCTCAACCATATCACTGAGCAGGAACTGATCGAGCTCACCGACGACGACAACGTCGGCCAGCTCGATCCTGCCAAGGTCGATGCCGCCATCGCGGTCGCCGACGGCATGATCGATGCCTACGCGCGCGGCCGCTATACCCTGCCGCTGGTAGTGAGTGAGCAGGTCAAGCAGCTCTCGATCGATATCGCAGTGTGGCAGCTGGAGAAGCGCCGCCGACACATCCGCGATGCCACCCAGGCGGCCTACGATGCAGCGGTCAGGTTCCTGAAGGAGCTGAGCTCAAAGAAAGTGCAGCTCGACCAGCCCGGCAAAGAACAGACCAGCGCGGTCGAAGTCAAAACGCCCGACCGCACGGCGCAGAAAGACAAGTTCCGTTTCGGCGCCGACAACTTGAAGGACTTCTAATGCCGAGTGTGCGCAGAACCTACAACGGCCGGCAGGTCCAGCAGATGCTGGCCCGGATCGGCAAGCGGCTGGGCAGCTTGCGCCCGGTATTGCAAAGCATTGCGGAGGAAATGTTCCGGCGCACGCGCGCGGCTTTTCAGCAGGAGCGCAGCCCCGAGGGCGCGCCTTGGCCTGCGCTCAATCAGCGCTACGCTCGGCGCAAGCTCAAGCGCTTCGGGCCCAGAAAGAAACTGGTCGCCGGCGGAACGCTGCTGCGGGGGATCCACCGCGGGGTGGACGAGGCCCGCGGGCTGGCCTTCGTCGCCACTCTTGACTTGCCCTACGCCCGCATCCACCAATTGGGCGGGCGCGCCGGGCGCGGGCGCCGCACGCTCATCCCGGCCCGGCCGTTTCTGCCCTCAGCGGCCACCGCCGAAAAGCTGGCGCTGGAAGCGATAGAAGAAAGTTTTACCCAAGCCATCGGAGGAGCGCGGTGATGCCCCGCCTACGTCAAAGACTTCGGCGGGTTGTGGAGGTTAGGAGAGTGTTGTCGCTGTGGCACAATTTGAGAAATTCGCCGCAGCTAGGCGAAGGCGAATGAATGCCGGCACAGCCCAAAATCCGCGATCTCGAAGACGCGCTGATCGCAGCGGTCAAGAACGACCCCGCCATCAAAGCCTATGGCAAGACCTTTGCCACCGTCAGCTCCGGCAACATTCAAGAGGACGAGCTCGGCAATCAGCGCATTGTGGCCCGGACGCCGGCCTTCCTGTTCTTTTTAGAAGGGAGCGCCTTGTCGGGCCGCGACCGCATCGTGCTCAAGACCTACGACTACCTGCTCAGCTTCCGCATCTTCGCCTACAACCGCAACCTGCGCGGTCCGGCCCAAGAAAAGAAAGGCATCGCTGCACTGGGCGAGATCGGAGTCTACGACATGCTGGACGACCTCAAGCGCGTGCTGGGCGGAGCGCGGCTGACTGTGCCGGAGGCCAGCTCGAAGCCGCAGGTGGAACTGGTGAGCGAGCAATTCGAGAGCATGTCGGCGGAAGGCACGGTGATGTCGTTGACGGTTCGGGTCAACACCGGATTTCAGGCCTAGCGCGCGCACGAAGGAGAGTCGGATGAAAGAGCGCAAGGATTTGGTCAAGGTCAAAGCTAAGCCCAAGGCCGGCCTGGTGGCAGTGGGCGCCAGCAACTACCACTATGCTTTCCCGGCAAACGGTGAGCCGGTAGAAGTGCTCAGGTCTCATTTCGCCGGACCTCACTTTAATGCCGTGCGAGATCGGCTGGAAGTGGTGGAAGACCCGGTGGTGGTGCGAGATGAAAAGCCTGACAGGTCAAGCCTGACCGCCGGTCGGGCAACCAGGAGGACATAATGGCATTCGAATTTCAACGAGTCCGAGACCGCAAGCTGGCCCTCAGCTCGCGCAAACAGACCGCCAACGGCACCGCTTTGGCGGACGCCCTGATCGACGAGGCGGCGCGCCAAACCGACACCGCCGCGCGCGCTATCACCAAAGAATTTCGCTCCGACCTCGACCAGATCAAAGGCGACGAGTTCGCCTCCGATTTGCAGGAACGCCGCCGCGACCTGCGCTTTACTCTGGCCGCCGACCTCAACTCCTGGCTGGCGGCCTTTGCAGCTGCCTTCTCCCTCGGCAAAGTAACCACTACACAGCCGGATGTTATCAACGACCCCAACGCCTACCAGCACATCATCATTCCCACCGCGCCCCCGGGTGACAGCGTCTTGTTGCCCGTGACCACGCTGAGCCAGCGAATCAGCGCCGACCTCAACGACAAGCTGGTTGACATGGTGGTCCGCAGCATGACTCTTTCCGGCGCCAACAACAGCGCTGCGCTCGGCTTGAGCATTGAGATGATCGGCTCCGGCATCACCGCTGCTGGAGTGGCCAGCTATCCAGCGCTGGCCAGCCCGGAAATTGGGCTGCTATTCAACTCCAACATGGTGATCTCGCTCGGCCCCGAAGGCGCTCCCGTCGACATCAGCGAGCGCATCCAGGACTGGAGCGTGACCCTAACCAACAACTTTGACGAGAACCTCGCCTACTTCCCCGGCTCAGGGCTCTTTCGCGGCCGCTTTCCCCACGGAGATCGCCGCCTGAACGCTTCCCTGGGCGTCTTCATCAAAGACGTTGACGACATCAAGACCCTCTTCGACGGCACGGACAAAAAAGAACTCAAGTTCAAAGTCGAGGGCTTGATCACCACCGGCGGCACCGCCATCAAACACAGTCTGGAGCTCCGCCTGCCCGCCACCCGCATGACTGCGCTGGAGCCAGCCGACGACAGCGGCTTCGGGCTCTGGCGGATCGAAATCGGACCGGAAGGCGTGATGCGCGGCGCCACTCTGACCGAACCATTCCAATTCACGATCATCAACGAGGAGCCGACCTTCTTGGCCACAGTCTAACTAGAGTTGGGCGGAGCCTGGCTTCTCCGCCTGTTTGAGCGCCAGCCTGGCATACGCCCGTTCCCCCGCCGGATCGAAGGCGGGGCGGGCCCTGGTAGAGAAACCAAATTTCAAGCGGAGGTTTTTCTGCCATGACCGACGAACAGACTAAACAGTTAACCGACCAACCGACCGAGTCCGCCCCAAGCGGATCCGACTCTGGCGGACAAGCGATTGACCAACTTCTTCCCCTCGACAGTCCCGAACGCACGGTGCGGATTCGAGAGCTGCTGGGTGAAAAGCCCAAAATCCGCCGCCACATCTTTTCTCCCATTAAAGAGAGCGACTGGCAGAAGTTCTTCGCCCAACTACGTGCTAAGCGCCACCTGCACGAGGGCCGGTTCAGCATCGAGAGTAACTTCGATGAAGCTGCCTGCAAGCTCTGGGATCGCAGGATCCTCCGGATTGAAGGCTACCGCGTCGGCGGCAAACCTTCCCAGGAACAGCCGATTGACTTGTGGCGCGGCCGGGTTCCCGTCAGCCACAAAGTCGCCACGGTCGAGCTGCTGCAAGAGGTGGTGCAGGCCGACGACTCGCCCGACGACTTCGAGCTGGGGGCAGAAGAGCTGCCGGTGGTGCTGAGCGCCAACTGGAATGGGCGTGTATACCAGCCCCTGCTGCATCTTTTCCGCGCACCCGGCCAGGACGAGGAGATGCGCTTTCGCCGGTTGGACGCGCAGTCGTTTGAGATCAAAGGGTCGCGCGGAATCTCCTGGTTCATTCCTTCCGTGTTTGAGCCACTGGTCGAGCTCTACAACAAACTGATCGTGCGCACAGAAGGCTACGCCGTGGGGGGCGCGCCGCTCACTGAGCCCGCGCGCCACATGGATGCCATCCACAAGATCACTGCGGTGGCGCTGCTGTTCCGGCCCAAGCCCATCAAGTTGGAGACGGAGAAGGAAAGCAGCTTGTCCCGAGTGGAGGCGAGGGATGCGGCTTAGTCCGATTGGCGAAAACACTGAGCGCTTGCGCGTCTCCATCGAGCAGATGGTGCTGGCCCAGTACCGCGGCCAGGACCAGGCCGCGGACGTGCCGCCGCTCGACGCGAAGTGGATCAATCACTTGATCTACCTGCGCCAGGGTATCGACACCGGGCTGTTGCCGCCCGGCGAGCTGCAAGCGGTCGAGTCCCAGGGGCTGATGCTGCTCAACCAGGTTCTAGAAGAGCTGAAGGGCCGGATGAAGTGCCCGCATTGCCACCTGCCTTCGAAGACGTTCACCCACTGCGAGCACTGCAAGCGGCCGATTCCGGCTGGAGGGAAGAGCTGAACCGTGGCCACCGCCCGGATTCAAGTCGAATTTCTCGACCCGAAGGATGCCCAGCGTCGCCTGGCGCAGATTGCTCAGGCCGAGCAACGACTCAATACCCAGTTCAAAGGCGGCTTCATCACCTCGGAAAAGCTCCGCAAAAGCACCGAGCGGCTCAGCCGCGCCAAGGCGCTGCTAACCCGCCGGCTCAATACCAATTCCGCCTCCCTGCGCCGCGGCACCCGCGCCGCCGCCACCATGACTACCACCCTCGGCAGCCTGCGCTCGATCGTCGCCGGCGTCGGTATCACCTTCGGACTCTGGCAGGTCACCCGCATCATTGGTAGTGCCCTGCGGACGGTGGGAGAATTCCAGAAGGAAATGAACCGCGTCCGGGCTCTCACGCAGGCTACGCAGGTAGAGTTCGAGGCGCTTGACCGCACCATCAAAAAACTCGGCAGTACCACCCAGTTTACTGCCAGCCAGGTTGCGGCGGGGGCGGCATTCCTGGCCCAGGCCGGCTTCAAGGCAAATGAAATCGTCAGGGCCATGCCGGCCACCCTGAACCTGGCCGCGGCCGCGTCACTCGACCTGGCTACCAGCGCCGACATCGTTTCCAACGTCATGAAAGGATTCCGGATTGATGTCGGCGACCTTGAGAACGCAGTCGATGTCTTGACCACTTCTTTTACCAGCTCGAATACCAACCTGGTGCAGTTGGGCCAGGCCATGAAGAAGGCTGGCCCGGTAGCTAAACAGCTTGGGTTTGCATTTGAAGAGATAGTTGCGGTCATATCGGTTCTGGGCAACGCAGGGATTCAAGCGGGAGAGGCTGGCACGGCGCTGCGGCGCATCATGCTAAATCTGATCGGCGACGCGCAGAAGTTCGGGATCACAATCCGAGACACCGGGGACAAGATGCTCCCCTTTATTGAAATCCTGCGCAACATCGAGGCGGCGGGGCTGAGCGATGAGAGGATGTTTGAGCTGGTGGGCGACCGCGCCGCTGCCGCCATTTCGGTTTTGACCAGCGGAACCGTGGAAGTTCAAGCAATGGTGATATTACTTCAAGCACTCGCTGTCAAAACGGCAGAGCTTCGCAGGCAGATGGAAGAAGGTTTGATCGGGTCAACCAGAGAGCTGACCAGCGCCTGGGAAGGCTTCACCCTCGCCGCCAGCGACACCGGGCCTCTGGAAGCGGCGCAAGACGCACTGTCGGGCCTGCTTCGAACACAGACGGAACTATTCGAACTCAACAAGGAATTTGCGAAAGAATTTCCCGATTTCAAGAGAAGAGATTTCTCAGATGTCGCCCTTGGCTTCTTTGAGAACGTAAATTCCATTAAGAGGCGACTCCTGCTTGACAAAGAGATCGCAAAGGGAATTGCCCCGCCGACCGCGAAAGATGCGGCCAAGAAAATATTTGAAGAAAATGAAGCTCTGAAAACGGCTATCAAAGAGATAGAAAAGCAGAAGAAGGCAGCGGCCGAAGCGGCCCGGAAACGCTTCATAGAAGAGGCGGGCTTCAACCAGAAACTTATCGAAATCCACCAGCAGAAGATCAAGTTTTTTACCAAGGCGGAAGAAGAGTTTGTGCAAGAGGCCAAGCAGCGGCGGGAAGAATTATTTCAAAATAAGCTTGCAATCGACCAACGTGAATTTGAGCGGCTGGTTAAAAAACTGAAGAAGGAAAAGGCTGTCGCCGAGACCATCGGGAACCAAGAGCATGATTTGGCGATTCTGCGTGCTCAGCTGGCCGGAGACACCGTGGCCGCCATCCTCCTGCAGGAGGACAAGCGTCTGCAAGAGACGCTTGCCGGCCTTGAAAAACTGGGAGCCGGCGAGGAAGACCTGGCGCGGGCTCGAGAACTGCTGGCGGCACAGACCGCAGTCAAGGTTGTCCAGGAAAACCAGCGCGCCTTTGAGCAGATGGCCCAGCAGATCGACTTGTTCTTTCAGCGCGCGGCGCTGGGAGCGCAGAGCTTTAGCGATCTCTTCAAGCAGATCTGGACACAACTGCTGAGCTTCTTCATCTCGCAGGTGTCGCGCATGGTGGCTGCTTGGGTACTGGGCCAGAGAACCATGCAAGCGGCGAGTGCGGGGGGAGGCGGAGGTGGCGGCATCGGTTCAATCCTGAGCGGGGTGTTTGGCGGTGGGGGTTTGGGCGGCATCTTTGGCGGCGCGACCGCGCCGG